TGATTGTTCTGCTTTTAAGAATAGTGTAAGTGCATCTGTATCGTTTGTAGTCATAAGTGCTGTAAATTGTCTACCACTTGTTGGACTTATTTGACCTTGTTTATAATAAGTTTTATAAAATCCTTCATCGTTATACAATGGATGAGCACTTTCTGTAATCTTAGATTTAGAACCTGAATTAGAATCAAATATTGTTCCACCTCCAATATTATCTCTGTAGTTGAGTGAATCCTCCATTCCTGTTTGTGTTCCAGAACCTTGAGTATTTAATACTGGTGTTCCCCAACCTTGAGTGCCTGATGAAGGATTACAAATAATTCCTCCATCAACATCATATGCATCTGAATCTAAGTACGGACCCCAAGTACTATCTGATGATGCTCCAGCAGCAGGTGCAGCAGGATTAAAACCTGCAACTCCATAAGTAGTATTTAATATTGAATATCCAACTGCATTGCCTTCAAATAAAGTTCCTTGTCTTTGATATCCTTCCCACTTTGCAGGAATTCCTGGGTCAAGGCTTGTTTGATTAAAACCACTTAAAATTTGTGGAAAGGTTCTATAACTTGCAACTTCTCTTACTGCATAATCTCCACCAATAACTGTTTGGTGTCCAAATTTTCTTAATGATAATGTTCCTAATTCATCAAATGATGTTATTGTAACAATTGAATCATCTTTTGGAATATATTCAGTATTAATATCAAATACTTTTCCAGTAAAGATTGCACTACCATCTACTTCAATTCTAATTCTTGTTTGAAGGTCAATGTCTGCTAATGTTAAATCTCTTGACCTTAATTGTAATTGGCCTGGCTGTACTTGCGACCAGCAACCAACATATTGAGGGATACCACGAGTAATATCAATGCTTAATATTCCGTCTGTGCTATCAACCCATACTCCACCTGTAAAGTGTTTAACTACCACTAAACCACGCATGTTAATCATATCTGCCTCCTATTTTGATATTGTGTTATATTTGTTAAGTGCTTGTTGTACTGTTCTACCAAGTGCATAAGGGTCTGTTCCTACTCCTGCATTAATTGTTACATTAATTTGATTTCCAGTTTGTCTGGCAGTTGATATTCTTGGTGTTGCAAGTGCAACATTTCCAAATGCACCAATTGTTTCAAGTCCAAGACCTTCTGTTGCATTTTTAGCAAGTTCAGCAGAGCGTTCAATACCAACAGCAAGACCTTCTACAATAAATCTACCGTAACGAGCAAACACTTTGGATGGAGAACCAATACCTAAAACTTTCTTTGCCCATCCTGGAACTAAATTACCAAAGAAGTCAAATACTTTTGTTTTTAACCATCCTGCTACTGATTGAATACCATTCCAAATTCCATAAACAATATCTTTACCAATGCCAAGCATTTTTGCAGGTATTGATAAGTATACTTCAATGATGTCTCCAACAAATCCAACAACCTTGTCTTTTAATTCCATGACTTTCTTCCAAGCCTTTGGAACAACATCTTTAACCATTTCCCAAAACTTGCTAACTGCTGCTGTAATTGAATCCCAGTTTTGTACAAGTAATACAATTGCTGCAATAACTAATCCAATACCAAGGCCTGCCAATGCTATCTTTAATAAGTTAGTTGCTATTGTTGCAAGTCCAATGCCTCCTGCAGATGCTGTACTTGATATACCAAGCGTAACCATTGCTGTCTTCATGCTTGCTAAGAATGTTAGAGTAATTCCACCAATTGCAACAAGTGCTGTTAATCCAATAATAACATTCTGTACAGGGCCAGGAAGTCCATCAAATGCATTAATCATCTTGGTAAGGAAGTCAACTCCTTTTTCTAAGATTGGTAAAATCTTTGTGCCAAGTTGCTCTTTCAAATCTGCTAATGCTACTTCAAACTTTTGTGAGGATGTAACATTCTTTTCTGCTGCATCTCCATACTTTTTTGCACCTGCTTCAATAAGAATATTAAGAGCACCTTGATTATCTCCAGCCTTAGATAATGCTTCTGCTTGTGCATAAACAGATGCTTCTAAATCAGGAAATATCTTTGTTAATTCTGTTGCTTTTAATTGTCCGTCAGCAAATGCCTTAGCAAGTTTTCCTGTTACAGCATCTGCTGCAATTGCACCACCTGTAAATGCTTCAACATCAAATGCAAGGTTAACTAATTCTGCAGACAAGATTTTTGAATCTGCAGGTAAACGAGAACCTAATTGTGTTGCTAATTGTATAATTACATCGTTATCAACTGCAATTGCTTTACCAAAAGCATCAGCATCAGCAGTAATCTTTTCAAGTGCAACAGAGCCTTCACCAAATGTTGTTGTGGCTGCTCGCATTGTTTCTGCTGCTTCTTTGGCTTCATCAATACCTTGCTTAAGAAAAGTTATACCTTGCTTTAAAACAAATGCAGAGGCTGCAGCACCAGCAGCAGCAGCAGCCCCTTTAAGTTTGTTTGACATGCCATCAATCTGGCCGTTAGCATCATTAATTCCAGAAGTTAATTTGGAGGTCTCTGCGACAATGTCTATTTTAATTTGATTAGCCATTTTTATTCCTCCTGTTAACTGCAGTTACAATTGCACCGTACTCTTCCAGTGTTAGTTCCCAAAACATATCTGGCGTGAATCCTGTTTCTACACAGAACTCAGCCATCTTGTTTAGGCTGGATTCACTTCTTTTGGGACAGTGAATTCAACTCCTGCAAGTTCTGTCAACTCTTGAATTGACATATCTTCGGCTTCTACCATTGTAAGGGTTGGGTTGTTTCGCTTTGCCATCATATATTGCATTGCGAATGCTAATTTGGATTTGGATTTTGCTGTTGTCCATTCGTCCATTGGTAAATCTAAATATTCTTCAACCTCTGTAAGTTCTTTCCACTTCAGAGTATTCATTAAATCAAAGTTTTCCATTTTACTGCCTCCTGTTAGTCTAAGTCGTACTTCTTTATTGAATCATTTACTAAGTCATCGTACTTTTGCACGATTGTTTTCATGTTATCGTTAACTGCACGACTAATGAAACGATTTGGTTCTCTGTTGCCTGCCTGCCATCCATACTCAATGATTGGAGCATATGTTACTCTTTCATTGCCTGCATAGATTTGAACCTGACTATCTGTAGCCTCGTACCTAATTGATTTACGAAGGTTTCCAGTTCTTTCTGGTGCTAAGGCAGAAGCCTGTTTAACAAGAATGGAACCAAGTTCTTTGTTAGTAGAGTTAGCATCTTTAACAGTTTTTTCAAACTTATTTAATGTTTCTTCTACTTCTTTTGTTCCACTTATAGTTAAATTAACTCCTGCCATAGCGACTACTTATTTAGAATGCTTCTACTCTTGCTGGCTTACCAGTTAGAATAAAGTTAATATCGTATACAAAGTATTCTCCTGCTGCTCCACCAAGATTTGGTATAGTCTCTGCATAACCTGTGGCTGTAAACCAAGGTTGTGATGCAGATGGTACTGAGTTTCCATGTGGTGCAAATGATATTGTTACAGTTGCTCCTGGATTTGCCCAGAGTTCTGAGTGTAGTGATGCTGCTGCTGTATCCTGAAATCCAGTTACAGCACATGTAAACTCTAAACTATCTACATAGTCTCCAAAACCAAGTGTTCCAACTGCAGATGAGAATGTTACATTGCTCACTGAACCTGCGAACTCTGTTCCATCAACTTCAAATACGATTGATTTGCCTTTAATTCTTGACATATTAATTTCCTCCTTCAATGTCTATTAGAATATTTATGTTTGTTGCTAAAAATCTTGCACCATTTACTTCTTGGATAAATGGCTTATCTACTACTAATGTTCTTGCTGATGTATATTCCCAAATTGCAGGGATAAGAGTGTCAAGTGTATCGTCAAGATTTTCTGTCTCTGTTTCGTTAGTTGCATAAGGAACAAGAATTAAAACTTTCCAGTTTGTTGCGTAATCAGCATCATACTGATTTTCATAAACTGTAATAAAGTTAATATCTGGTTCCATGACTGCACAAAGAGGAACTGGTCTTGCTGGTACAAACTTGTAAACCTTTGAGATACCACCAAGAATGATGGCACTTTCAAGTTCGTTTCTTACTCCTGCTATATTCATCCGAATCTCACCATATATCTATTAAGTAGTGGATATACACCAACAAGTGGGTCTCTTGCAGTATTTAACGGTGCTCCGTCATATGTTGCATATTGAGACACACCCATTGGTGCACTCCTACGGTGAAAAAGTTCTGAACCAACTTCTAAGTAGCAACGCTTCAATACACCTACAGGAACTTTGGTAGATGCAATATAACTTGCAACCAAATCTTTAGATGTATCCCAACATTCTTCTACATAAGCGTCATCAGTAGATGAAGCACCTACATATGCTTTTAAGTCAGTCCAGTCCATTTTTTTCTCCTATTAATTAATTATGCAATCTTGCAAAGTGCCTTAGGGTCAGATACTGCGATACCCAAGTATCCGTAAACTGAGAATGAGTTTGTAAGATTTGTGATTTCTTCGTTATTCAAACGGAATGGTGCTCCAGCAGATTCGTAAGTTGTAATTGCTGCTGAGTTACCTGCGTAGAATGAAAGTGCTGCAAGTGATGGGTCAACTACGATTGGTAGACCAAGAACATTTCCTGTTAGACCAACTGGGTTGATTGAACCGTATGTGTTAACTGTTGCACCAGAGTTTGAAAGAATTGGACGGTCAAGTGTATCAACTGTCTTAGCCATCAAACGGAATACATCTGATGAGACAAGGATGAACTCAAGTGGAAGTCCTGTATCTCCATTAACCTTTGTTGCTGCTTCTGCAAGAGAATCAATGATTTCTGCAGCAGTCCAAGCACCAAGTGCTGATGTGTTAAATAGTGCAGCATCTGTAATTAACTGCTGACGCATTGCTGCGTTTGTTGCTGATGCATACTTAGCAACCATTGCACGGAATGCTGTGTCAACATAGTTGATTGATGAACGCTCTACAACCTGACGAGACATATCTGTGTAACCACCGTATGTCTTGATTGGTGCTGTTGCTGAAGTAAGAGTCAAC